CCGTTCTCGCCATCCAAAGCGTCTGGCCTTGCACGATGGCCGGAGGCGTTAATGACCAACCATTAAGGTTAGATGGTGCTGCAAATGTAGCATCGCTCCAGGTGTAAAGTGATGTGCCAGACGGGAATGTAGTGGGCGCGGTAGCTGCCCACTTGTAAACGTCCATCCTTGCTGTGCGTGTGCCATTGACACCATCAGCGCCCGAAGTCGATAACGGGCTTGCGGTGGTGGCGGTCCAGGTAATATTGCTGGTCGCTGTGCTATTGGTATCCGCATAGGTTGTACGAGCAATCCAAAGTGTTTTGCCTGTTTCCGGTGCTGGGGGCGTTAAGGTCCATCCGTTCGTAATAGCAGGAGCATCGAATTGACCATTTGACCAGTAGTAAAGTGATGTACCGCTGGGGAATGTAGTCGGTGCGCCGACCGATAACTTGTACATATCGAGGATAGCGGTACGCGTGCCATTGACCCCGCTTGAACCATCAGCGCCATTTGCGCCAACTTTGGTAATGGCTATTGGCTCGGTGGCTCTTATTGAGTAACCGCCATAACTTACCACCAGCACTACAGCATTATTGCCTTTAGCCTGGTTAAATGTGCCGGCAACGGTCGGTGTAAATGTTGAGCCACTACCGGTGCCGGATAACATGCTATTGGCTGGATCAGACACAGCCCAGCTATACGTTGTTGGTGTAACTTCAATGCCATCTTCATAGAGCGTGGCACTAAATGCAGCCATAGCCGGCAAAGGATTAGCGCCGTTTGCATCAAAAATAATCGATGTTCTGCCGCCGATAATATCAAGCACGTAGCTTTTACCATTAACGCCATTAATGCCAGGTTCGCCAGGTGCGCCGTTCTGTCCTTGCGTGATGCCGGTTACAGCATTGGCAACAGCGGCTTCAAGTTGCGCCTGGTCTACGCCATTAGATGTGGCCGGATTGGCCTGGAGATAATCCAGATTAGTTTTAACCGCACTAAGCACGGTCCATAACGCAGGATCAACATTTCCGGGAATACTGGGAATACTGGGCAGCTCGGCCATTATGAAAACTCGCTCATGCTGGAAGCCATAAACACGCCATTGACATAGGAATCGCCACTGATACGCGCCGAAAACTTGCGCCCACGCTTGGCAGGCAACCTAAATGGCTCGTCGGATGACACCACCTTGGTAAAATTCAATGTTTCATCGATGTACAATTCAAACGTTACCGGATAACGCTCACACCATACCCGTGCTGCCGCAAACGATGCTGGGTAACTAATGTAAGGTTTTGTCATCCAGGCTTGCGTTAGATTAGTCGATCCCTCATTCCACTCGTATAGATTGTTTGCTCCTGACTCATTACGGACCAGATACAGCTTTCCAGATACCTTGTCACTAAAGGCAGCATCACACCAAACGTCAGTAAATGAGATTGTGCTGCGCTTTGGATCAAGGATAAAGCCGCCCTTGGCCGGGAATCGCTCGTCGGTGGATGCTACCAGCGTGCCAGTAGATCCAGAGTCATAAAAGGCAAAGTATTTATCACGGTAAAAGTACGCATGAATCGAAGCTGGGTTAAGCATCTGATACACACGCTCGGAGATAATGCCCTTTGAAATCATGGCAGCGGTGCCATTGGTCAAGAACACAATGCCATCCCGAGAGGCGTACATAGCGCCAGATCCCATATCAACCATGGACCGGCCAGAGATATTGGATTGAATCGCGCCCAGCTTGTTGAAGCTCATGTAAGCAGGCGAATTGCCAATGGCCACAACAGGATGGCCCTCGGTCGAGATAAACAGCATATTACCGATAGCAGCCAAGCCGACAATGGGGAAATCCATCGGCTTCATGTAGTCCACTGGCCATGCGTGAGACTGGTACGGCTCTGATAAGTACAGGTTGTTGCCGACATATCCCGCCAACATGCCATTGGCCATGGCTACCAATCCGCGCAAATCATCGGGAGGCGGATCGTAAAGCGTAGTTTCAATAGGCGTACCAAAGGCGTTGCTAGTGATGCTTACCGATGTTTGTGGCAATGTCACTTCAGTTAGGTAGTTGAATGTTCCGCCAGTTCCGGCCACATAAATGCGAGCCTTAGTGATATTGTAAGCGCCCGTTGGTGCCGACAAGCTGCCTCCATTAATCTTGGTCAGGACAACATACTCGTCATCATTGGTGTAAACAATGTTTGAAGGTGCTGATGGCGGACCCTCGCGGCCTTCCTCTGTGACATAGGTATAAACGTAGGTCCGTGCAACGCGATTGCCTGTAGCATCGCTCACTGTGCCAGCAATCTGCCAACTTGCGCGAACGCTATTAGCCGGTGATGCCTTGGTTGCTTTTGTGGCAACTAATGTGTGATTGTCGTCCGGCGCGGGTATGCCAAGATAATAGGACACTTCAGGGTAATTTGTGCCGCCACCCGATACGGCCAGGTTTTTATCTGTGTATCGCGGCTTATCGGTGCCAGTGAAAGCGACTTCCCAGTCGGCATTGCTTTCCTTTTGCATGGGTGCAACATCAACATTCTCTTCACCCCAGGCCAGCCAGCGTGAATTGTTGAGTAAGAACAGGTTTTTTAATATACCTGTTTTGCTATTCCATACCGGCGATACGCCGACTTGGTTCAATCCCTTCCATGTATCAAGACTGCCTTTGTCGGTGAAAACATTGGTTGCCTCAATTGAAAATTGTTCTGGCAGCAATGGCGGTGATATATCCGCGTTCATGCCAACAAACGAGGTAAAGGCTAATTTCACGACTCGACCCCTGTAAAAATCACGTAATCATTGGGTGATCCCGCAGCATTGGCCGCGACGGTCCTTTTAATCCACAAGTGATAAAACTCCCCTGGTGCCAACAAGCCCAGCGACAATGGAGCGTATGAGAATAACGGCTTTGTAAACACCAGCGCCCCGGTAGGTGCTGTCACTTGATCGGTGATGACCTGCTCAGTGGTTGAGTTCTTGCCGGTCAATCCTTTGGCAATAAAGACATTTGCAGCAGATACCACGCTCGACATGTAAATACCGGCATTGGCTATGGATGAAGCCCCGGTATTCTTGATGCAGACACACGCATAGTGCGTGATGCCGGCAATAGCCTCAGCCCCTAGCACATTGGGCAGTAATAGACCTTGTGTTTCAGCCAGTGCCAGCGTGCTTATCTGCCCGCCTAATACGCCTGCACCCGAACCGCCGCCCGTGTGGAATAGTACCAGCGACATTTAAACAAACCTTGGACGAGAGCGAGGCATAACGCCTTGCATGTCCTTGTATAGTGCTTTGTCTATGCCTGTTTCAAAAACAGCCTTGTGATAGGCGGCAAGCTCAGGGTTAGACCATTCTTTTTTGAGTGGCTTAACTGCCAAGCGATAAATTGCGCCTGACGCAATCACTTCCGCATAGGTTTGGAATATAAAGTTTTCAACGCCCGTTGAATTTAATCGATCGGGCTTTAATGCGGCCACCAGCTTTAGCGCATAGCCTTTGTCTGGTGCCGGGAATAGCCTGATTGTGAAGTCATTTACCTGAGCGTAAGCGACAGGTGTGCCGGTAATGCTGGATAGCGTCGAAGATCCACCAGAGCCGGAGTCATTTGAATAAAGTGCTTCGCCGTTTATGTCGAACAATGGATCGCCATTGCTATCGACTAATTGGCCGGATGCGTTTTGAATTAATGAAAATGAACCGGAGTCAGTTGCATAAAGTGGCTCACCATTGGAGTCAACCAGCGGGCTTCCGCTTGAATCAACCAATTGACCGCTAGGCAACTGCGTTACAGCACCACCTTGCAAAATCATGATGCCGCCAGGTATCCTGGCTGTATTGACAGACCGCAATGGCGTTACGCTACCCGGCAAGTAAATATGCCAAATGCGCTCGATCAATCCGCCGAGTGCTGGCGTGTAATCACTTACCATATTTTCTGTGGTCAGGATTGACGGACCTTCCGTGCGCCATACTTTTGAACGCTCACAGAACTCAGAGGCTGAGTGTCTTAGCGCATCCTTGACGGACAACCAAGGGCAACCAGGCAAATCCGGCATGGTTAAAGACTGAAAGGCTTCCCATGTGACAACACTCATTTACGCAACTCCCGGTTGTGACGCACCGTCGCCAGACGTTTTAACGCCTAATGAATCCTTGAATGCTTGGTAATACAGTGTTGCCAGGTTTGCACTACCCTGTACCTCAGTGTCCTTCATGAATGCACGATACATGACGTAATCCAGTAGCATGTTGGCATAAGTATCAACCAGCCTGATAACTTCAGTTGTTGCGCTATTCTGTAGCTGCTCAAGCGTTAAGGCGTGAGGCAAAGGCACGGAGTTGTAGATAACTTCCAGTCGCGCAGAACTCAATGCAGGCGGATACACCATAAACGACAAGGGCAAACGAGGATCGTAGATATAGTTTTCAATATCAATCGATGCTGGATCAGTTGGCCAGCTTGGTCGCTGCTCGTTCATCGTATTACGATCAACCAGGCTAATCGCTTGCTTTGCAGACAAAGTAGCCGTATTGCGAACGACCTCAATCAGCTTTGTAGCGTTACTGAATGAGTCTGTTAAATTTTGGCGCACGCCAGCAGCGCACTCAAACTCCCCAACATCGGAACTGGCGTCAGGTCGTATGTTAATAATTTCGCGGTATGCCGCATTCAACCATCTTTGAAGCTCGGTTAAAGGCCAACGAGTGCCACCCTGATCAGTCAGCAGGGTTTGTGCGTCGCTTAGCAGATCAACAACTTTGATGGTTGATGGCATAATTATTTAGCTTTTGGTCTAAATCTTTTGGGTTGTGTGTTTGCTTCCAGCGGTGCCGCGTCAAGGCTTGCTTCATCCTCGCTTTCAAGCTCTTCACTGTCCTCTTCCGTTGGCTCACTCATTAAGTCAGCCGCCGCCGCGAAATCATCATCAGATTCGGGGTAAAAGTTGCCGGTTGAAAGCAATGCTTTTGCATGATCTTCGTTATCGACTTCTGCGGTTAGATCGCCGCTTGCTTCATCTAGCTCAAATGAATACGACACATTCCCAAACTGAGCAACGACAGTGCCGTCCAGTGTAGGGATAATGGTTGTTGCTAGTTTCATAGACTTCTCCAAGAAAAAGGCGGCAGTTACGCCGCCTTAGTGGTTGAGCGGTTACGCGGCTTGATACGTCACAGTAATGCCGATTTCGCCAGAGCCAGCGCCCGTACCCGTTAAGTCGATACAAATGTCACGGTCATAGCTAACAGGCTGCACTTTTAATGCGTTGCGACTGTAAAAAACCGCCGCCCCTGCATTTTGCCCAACTGTTGCGCCCGCCACCCAAGCGCCACCACCGTCACGCGCATGAGTAGATAGCACGCTATCTGCCGCTGTCCCTGGCGATGCTGAACCATCGGCTGCTTGGTCTTTTAAATTACCAACACCGACCGAGTACGCCAAGGTGGTGCCGGAGTCCAAATCAGCCGCATCGATAACGATGCCACCAACGGGAACGTAACCCGCAGGGAGAATACCGATCACACCAAAGTCATTGGCGTTATCAATATCAATGCCAGCCAAATTAAGCGTAAATCTAACCGCTGTAAGGCAAGCATCTGCGGGGGTTGGGACCGGCTTACGACCAGTCAAATAGTCATTTGTTACTGAAAAAGGCATTTCATAATCCCCTTATAGTTTGGTGCGTGAAGTCGCGGTATCCAGCGCAAACACACCAAAGTCTTGGTTGGTGCCTTCGACGTTGTATGTTGCTTTCTTGATACCGAAAATTGAAGAGGTAGAGATAACTACCTTGTCGCCGTTGTCGCGAGACTCTTCGTACCAATCAAAACGCATGTTGGTGCCTGGTGAGCCAAACGCAATAACGCCCGCTTGAGCGCCCATAAACAGCGCACGAGCGCCCCAAACGTTGTTAGCTGCGCCCATGCTGTTGAATCTCACCACGTTACGATGGGAGTGCAACACTACGCCGCGGTACATACCCAGGCCACCCTTAAAGATTGGCGAGTTATTACCCACATTGGTAGCTGCGGCTTTTTGAATATCAAGCCATTGGCCAGTGTCGGTCGATGTGCGAATGTCATCTTCTTGGAAGGTGGACATTACACAGACATAGGTTTCTTCACCGTTGAATTTGCAAGGTTGCAAAACAGGTACACCCGTAGCACCACCGCCTTGAGAGTCGGCTTGGCTTTTTGCTCGGTCAATCAAGCCCAAGCTCATTCTGTCAGCCGCTTGGTTTTGAATGTTGCCAAACGCAGTAGCCGCACCACCGTACAAAACGTGGTTTGCATCAGGAGTGGTCAGTGCATTGTTTGCACGGCCCGCGTAGTTCAGCGGAAGAATGTAGTTTGGATTGATGCCGCGATTACCTGACAGGTAAATAAACAGCAATTCATCAAACAAGCGACCCCACCAACTAGACTGCTGGCGTTTTGCGGTTTCGCGCAGATTGTGCAAAGTACGCTTGCGCGTCATTTTGCCACCGGTATTAACGCCGGCTCTCGCCTGGTCAATATACACGGTGTCCGTGTAGAACTTTTGCGCTTCCTCTTTGCCTTCCAGAATGTCCTCACCCTCAACAGGAGCCATTTTCAGCTCTGCCAACAAGTCGTAGGAAATCATTTCACCGGCATCAGATTCCAGATCGGTAAGGATCTGGATGGGCATTTCAGAGTCTTGACCCTTGCCCATGAAGCGTTGATTGAAATAAGACTTTTGGCTGGTGTCTACCGCCAAAAGGCCAGACCAACGTTTTACGGCCTTAGCATCGTTAAGGCCGACAATTGTACGTGCCATTTTAGTACCTCATAAAGTTGTTAACTTCGGAGGCACTCTTGCGCGTCCAATCAAACGTGTTGAGTTCTTATGAACCGGAACACCTGCAAACGGACCATTCCATTTACATAGCCTAAATGGTGCGAGGTTAGTCGCTACAGATCAATTTTTGATTAACCTTTGTTTCAGCTCGTAACCCATTAACGGCCACATCTTTTGCACCGCATTACTGCGAGCAATCTTTCTGCCGATTTCTGCATCAAAGTTTTCAGGGGAGGCACAAGCTGACTCGCCGGTTACTGTGAAGCCATTACGAAGAACCAGCACGCAGAAAGTCAGTAGATCAACTGCGGTTGATGTTGCTTGCCAAGCTGGGCCACCTTGATACACATGAACAAGCGCATCACCAGCAGTGAAGTAGTGTTCTTCTTTAATATTCGCCTCAATATCAGCGGGCGTTACACGCGGAGCTGTTAAGCCTTTTTCGATGATTTCTTGTTCAATTTCACTATCACTCATGGGTTGATTCCTGCTTTGTTAGTTTTATTTCGGTTTCCTTTGGTGCGGAAAACCTGAGTCTGGCAAGCTTGCCCGATTTATGAACCAGCTCGATCTTCATTTTTTCCGCGCCAATGGTGATGACTTCACCAGGCTTTATGTCTAAAGTCAGTGTTGTATCCATTATTGTCTTAAATAGGCTTCGCGGTCCGATGGTGACATTTTGGCTAAAGCTGCTTCAAGGTCTAAGCCATCGAGCCTGTCTAATGATGCAAACTTGTTTGAAAACTCTTCCGTATCGCTGCCGCCCGGTACATGCGCCAGGGTTCTAGGCAAATCATCAATCGGAGGCTTGCGATTTTGCTTGGTGGTTTTGGTGCTTGGTACTGAGTCTTGAACACCATGCAGCGCCTTAACCATGCCATGCGCTTGATCCAAAAACCAGCGCATAGGCTTGGTTTCGTTTTCAGGTCTGCTTGCAAGGGTTTTAACAAACAAATCTAAATCAGCCTGTTTTGCTGCGTCTGTTTTGTAGTTAATACCGCCCGCTTTGGCAACGTCATTTGTGAAACTTAAAACAGTATCAGTCCACGCTTGAGCCGCTGTTTGCTCGCTCATTTCGCTGGAGATTTCCGCCTTGATGATTGCTCTGTCAAGTAGCTTTTCACGTTCGCTTAATGACTCGCGCTGATCTTCATACTGATCAAAATCAATATCACCGTTTTTGTAGGCTGTCAGCAGTTCTTGCCGTTCGGCTTTTAACGCATCGACCTGGTCCTTGAAGTCGTCAGGCAACTTGGATTCAAATGCAGGCTGTTTTGCGCTGGGCTTTTCTTCTGCGGGGCTTTCGATTGGCTCGTCACCAACCGCGGGATCTGTTTCGGTATTTTCTGTCTGAGCTTCCTGCTCAATGTCGTCGTCATCATCTTCATCAATGTCGTCAGCTTCTTCCGCTTGACGCATTGTGATCAGTTCTTCGGGAGAAGGATCGTCGTTGATTGCGTCGATTTCTTCTTGTGTGAGGGTTGAGTAGTCTTGTTCTTCGGCACTCATGCGCTTTACCTATGAGATTGTAAAGCGCCTATGGTGTGAGGTTAGTCGGTTGAAGTCTTTTAATTTGTCGCGTAATAGTCACCCGTAAGCAACTGCTTTGCTACTCGCTTTGCCCTGGCTGGGGTTTGCTTTGCCCACTGGCTATCGAGTGCTGCATCATGCGCCTTTAACCAGTCGCATTTTAATAA